TGCAGGTCAAGGTTATGATACACAAGACGTACCATTCAGATTTATACCAGCTATGGTTGCAGGATTAGCTTCATATTTAAGTATTAAGTTACCTAATGTAGACCCTTTAAGAATACAATATTTAAAACAAGAATATGAACAAGCATTCCAATTAGCAGCAGACGAGGATCGAGAAAAAGCAAGCGTTAGGTTTGTGCCTCGTGAAATGTTTTATCACGGGTAATTAGATGCCAACCAAGTATTCTAGTGGTAAGTTTGCAATTGCCCAGTGTGATCGTTGTGGCTTTAGATATAAGCTAAAACAACTAAAGCAGTTGGTAATTAAGACAAAAAATGTTAATATACTGGTATGTCCAGAATGCTGGGAACCAGATCAACCGCAGTTAAGTTTAGGTTTATACCCAGTTAACGATGCGCAAGCAGTAAGAAATCCACGTCCTGATTTAGGTTATTATGCATCAGGTACAGGCGGTGATGGTGGTAGTAGAGTTATAGAATATGGATGGAACCCTGTTGGTGGAGCAAGAGCTAATGATTCAGGCTTAACTCCTAATAATTTAGTTTCAATAGGTAACGTTGGATCAGTAACAGTATCATATACATAGGAGAAGTAAAATGGGATTTAAATCAGGTGCTCAAGGCATTAATCAAAAAGGTAAAACTAAAGGTACTAACTTAGGCGATGACGGCGCTAAATTAGGTATCGAAGGTGGTAAAGCAGGTTCTGGTTCATCTAAGGGTGGCAAAAAGAACATTGATATGAAAACTATGGGTCGTAACTTAGCTAAGATTAAGGCTCAAGGAAAGGTTGGTAAATAACATGGCTGAATTAGTTCCAGGTACAGATAAAGATAGTCCTGCTATCGTAACAGGTAAAGCTAAAAATAATAAGGATGCACAAGAATACAGCATGAAGTTTTTCTCTGCTGACGAAGCTAATCCGATTGGTAAATATACACAACCTAAAGAATATAAAGTTGACTTATCTAATAATGGATATCCAGCTACAGATGTTAAAGAAGACGGTATTGAATTTCGTGGAGCAGGTGCTGCAACTAAAGCACGTAAATCTAGGGGTCCATTAGTTTAGTGGTTAAAAGTCCTTGCGTAGGAGTGTGTCGTCTATATGATGATATATGTGCAGGGTGTAATAGAACGGTAGATGAAGTTGTTGAATGGTACAACATGTCTGATGAAGATAAACAAAAGGTTATAGATAGAATAAATGAACTACGCACAACTAGTAACTGAGATTCAGGATTATACCGAGAATACGTTTCAAACCGTAGATATAAACACATTTATACAACAAGCTGAACAACGTATATATAATACGGTTCAGTTACCAGCACTACGTAAAAATGTAACGGGTAATTGCACTTCAGGTACTAAGTATTTAGATACGCCTACAGATTGGTTATCAACATTTAGTATGGCTATCATTGATTCTAGTAATAACTACACATATCTTTTAAATAAAGATGTTAATTTTATAAGAGAAGCATACCCTGATGGTACAGATGTAATTAATTTTGCTAAACCTCAGTATTATGCAGTTTTTGATAATAATTCATTTATATTGGGTCCAACACCAGACCAAAGCTATGCAGTAGAATTACATTATTACTATTACCCAACATCTATTGTGGTAGCAGGTACATCATGGTTAGGTAATAATTTTGATTCAGTATTATTATATGGTTCATTACTAGAAGCTTATACCTATATGAAAGGTGAAGCAGATGTTATTGCAGAGTATCAAAAACGTTATGATGAAGCATTAGCATTATTGAAACAACTTGGTGACGGCAAAAATAGACAAGATGCTTATAGAAGCGGTCAAGTTAGAGATGCAGTTAGATAATGGCTATTTATCAAACACAATGTACTATATTCAAATATAACTTACTTGCTGGGTTAGAAGACTTTAATCCTCCTAGTGCTTATACTTATAAAATTGCTTTATATACCTCAAGTGCTAGTTTAGATAGTACAACAACGGCATATAGTACTACGAACGAAACGACAGGTACAGGATATACGGCAGGGGGTAAAGTTTTAACTCCATCTATAGCACTTGATAATACAGCTAACGCTGCATATGTAACGTTTAATAATGTGACTTGGAATCCTGCGAATTTTAGTACAGCAGGTGCTTTGATATATAATAGCACTACAGGAGCAGCAGTCGCAGTATTAAACTTTGGACAAACGATTAACGCAGTAAATACATTTACAATAACATTTCCAACGGCTAATGCATCATCTGCTGTTATAAGAATTAATTAAGGATAAATTATGCATAAAGAAACAGGCGGCTTTGGCGATTCAGCTATTGCTACACTAAATACAAATGCTACATCAGCAGAAACTATGGGTGTAGAAGGCCATTGGCATGTAGTATGCCGCGATAAAGATGGTAATTTTAAATGGGAAGAAAAGTTCCCTAACTTAGTTGTTGCTGTAGGTAAACAGTTAATGCTAGATACTTTACTAAGAACTTCTGGCACTTATACTACAACGGGTCCTTTTTTAGGACTTACAAAAGTATCGTTAACACCGGTAGCTACAGATACAATGACTACACTAATATCTACTAATGCTGCAGAATTTATTAACTATACAGTAGGTGGTTTAGCAGTGCGTGGTACAGCATCATTTGCGGCTTCTACTTCATCTGGCTCAACACCTTCTAACGTAACCACATCTACAGCTTCAACGATTACTTACACTATTACAGGTTCAGGCGGTATAGTATATGGTTGCTTCTTGGTATTAGGTACAGGTGCAGTTAATACTCAAAGCTCTACGGCAGGTACATTGTACAGTGAAGGTAATTTCTCTGTTGCTAAAACAGTAACAGCTGGTGATACAGTAAGCGTTACATACTCAACAACTGCGACAAGTTAAGGAGTCTTAAATGGCTCTTGTAGTAAAAGATAGAGTACAAGAAACTACCACCACGAGTGGTACAGGTACACTTACGCTCTTAGGAGCTGTAGCTGGATTTCAAACTTTTTCTACCGCTATTGGTAATGGAAATACTACTTTTTATACCATATATGATTCTATAGCATCTGTTTGGGAAGTAGGTATTGGTACTGTTGGTACTGGTACATTAGCTCGTACTACAGTTTTATCTAATTCATCTGGTAATACATCACCTATTACATTAGCAGGAAATCAAGTTGCGGTATTTTGCACATATCCTGCAGAAAAATCTGTTAATTTAGATTCTAGTGGTAATGTTTCTCCATTAGGTACTATTGCTTCTGGTACTTGGCAAGGCTCAACTATAGGTATTACTTATGGCGGTACAGCAGCTACTACATTTACATCTAACGGGATTTTATATGGTAATGGTACATCTGCATTAGGTGTTACATCAGCGGGGACCACAGGACAAGTTTTAGTAGGTAATACAGGGTCTGCTCCATCTTGGACAACATTATCTAGTTCAGCAGTCACTACATTCCAAACATCATTAAGCGGTCTTACACCATCTACTGCTACATCAGGGGTAGTTACATTAGCTGGTACATTAGGAACTTCTAGTGGTGGTACCAACTTAACAAGTTTTACTTCAGGCGGTGCTTTATATGCAACATCTACAAGTGCTTTAACCACAGGAACACTTCCAGTCGCATCTGGCGGTACAGGTGTTACAACTTCTACGGGTTCAGGAAATGTTGTTTTATCAACTTCACCTACTTTAGTTACTCCAGTTTTAGGTACACCTACATCAGGAACTTTAACTAATTGTACAGGATATACAACAGCTAACTTAAGTGGCAATATAAATTTAACTTCTCAAGTTACAGGAACTCTTCCTGTAATTAATGGCGGTACAGGAGTTACATCTTCTACAGGAACGGGTAATGTTGTATTGTCTGCATCACCTACATTTACAGGAACAGTTGTAGCCCCAACTATTAATGCTGGTGCAGCTACAGCACTTACACTTCAATCAGCAGGTACCACAGCAGTTACTATAGATACATCACAGAATGTAGGTATAGGTAATACTCCGTCAGGTACGTACAAACTACAAGTATCAGGTTTAATATCAGATTCAAAAGGCGATGTACGTGCTGCGCCAATCAATTCACAAACAAGTGCATATGTATTAGTAGCTTCAGATGCTGGAAAAACAATATCTATTACTACAGGCGGTGTGACAGTCAACGCTTCAGTATTTAGTGCTGGTGACATGGTATCTATATTTAACAACTCTGGTTCATCACAAACGATTACGCAAGGTACTAGCGTCACATTAAGGTTATCAGGTACAGCAACCACAGGAAATAGAACATTAGCACAATACGGTGTGGCTACTTTATTATGCGTTGTAGGTGGTGCTACTCCTACGTTTGCTTGTACAGGTGCAGGTTTAACATAATGACTTTATTGCAATCTCTTATATCATTAGGGTCATTGCCAAAAACCACAACGATTGAAACATTAGTAATTGCTGCTGGTGGAACTGCCGGGCAAAATGGCGGTGGTGGTGGAGGTGCAGGTGGTGTTGTATACACAGCATCTTATGGAATTACTGCAGGCTCAACTTACACAGTTACAGTAGGCGCGGCTAATGGTGG